CACGGGAGGCTCTTCGTCGTCACAAGTGACGCCCTCAATTGCCGGGTGGTTGATCGTACGCTCGGGAGTGACGATCTTCGTCTCCGTCCAAGCCTCCTTGACGAGCTTCTGTTCGGTGACAGCATCCTGCGCAGGAACTTCAGCCTTGATCAGCTCACCCTTACGAGTGTTTCCGGTCGAAGACCAGCCCTTGCTGTTGTCGTTGCCGTCGGCGTTCCAGCCTTCCTTCTCCCAGCGAGGAGAATTCGGGTGGTTCGGGTTCTTGTGAACGAACTCGTACTCCGTGGCGTAGACCGCCGGCTGGAATGCAACTGCCTCCTTGACAACGACAGTGGTGTACTCGGCCGGGTGATTCACCTGCTCAGTGACCGCGGGAATGATCTCCGTCCAGGCATCGACTGCCTCGATCGGAATGCATTCATCGACGGTGGCGTTGGCTGCGGACGATCCGAAGACCAGCCCGCCCATGACAAGGAATGCCGTAACAGCAACCCTCAGAGTCTTCATCATCAGTTTTCTCCTTGTTTGGTGAATATAGTGTTCAGTTGTGAGTGATCAGAGCGCGTTCGTGAAGATCGCGTCGTCGTAGTCAAACGGCATGGGAGAGATCTGCATCGTGACGTCGGCGGGGTCTGCCACACCAAAGGCCGCGAACCATTCGAGCGTCTGGCCCGGAAGGATCGCGGCAGTCGGGAACATACCCAGATCGCCGTACTCGGGATTCCCCACATCGGCGATGTAGGTCGCCGGCTTCCCACCCGAGTTTGCCTGCGGAATGACGCCCGGCTCGAGAGGTTCAGCGGTGTTGTTCGTCAGAACGATCTTGAAGACGAGAGGGATCTCACCCTCGCCGACCTGAACGAATTCACTGGATGGAGTGAACTCCCCAACGAGTGCGACGGAGATGCTCACACCATCCTCGTAGGAGACCACCTCACCGAACGGCTTGATGAGTTCGTTCTCCGCGGGAGCTTCTTCGACAGCTGCCGGAGCCTGCTCAGAAGTGGCCGGCTTGGCATCGGGGTCGACGGAAGTTGCGGAGGTGCCGCCACAGGCGGTGAGAGATGCGGTCAGCGCGATGCCGGCCAGGAGTGCTGCGATGTACTGCTTCTTGATGGTAGCCATCAGAGGGATATCCTTTCAGAGATGTCACACGAAGCGGCGGGGTCTGAAACATTTCTGTAACAGACCCCGCCGCGGAATTTTATGAAGTTGTATTACGACTGAGTGGGAGGAATCAACTTGTCGCGGACCCTTCGGAGGTCTCGTCCTTCAGGTCGTCCTCGATATCCTGAAGAACACTCCCCAAGAAGTCGTTGACGAATGTCTCCAGGAATGATACTCCCCGATCGAAGAGATCAGCAGGGACTTCGGGGTTCTCCTCAGTGTGTACGACACCGCACGTGCAAACTGGCATCATCTCCACTTCGGTGAGGACGGCCCACTTGTAGTCGACGTTGTAGGTGCGGTCGCGCATCGTGCCGTCGGAGTAGATTGCAGTGAACTTGACGATGCGGCTGTCCGGACGGTTGTGCTTCGTCTTCACATCGGTGACGAGAGCCCAGCGAGCAGTCTCTTCGACTCGTCGACGATCATACTCGGAAGGGACAAAACCTTCCTTTCGTCTTTCGTTCTCCGGGGAGATATCGTTGGGGTTCGCGCGCTGCGTCACATCTTCGAGGACGACAACCATACCGTTCGCGAGTTGATCACCGCTGACAAGCAGATGTGTGCCGAGGATGGGTGCGAAAGTGTGGGGGACGTAATCCGAAGGGATCTTGACCTGAGCAACTTTGCGGCCGGCAAGCTCGAGATGGATGCCGTTGCTGTGGAGATCGACGACGCCAAAATTCATTTCATGTCCTTTCAAGACAGAGGTACTGCAATGTGGGCCTTGCAAAAACGAGAAACTGAAAGTATCTGCAGGTGAGTGCGGATACTTTCAGTGGGCCGTTACGACTGAGTGGCGTCGGTGACGGCTGTGGCTGCTTCCTCGACGATGATCACGGCGGGCAGTGGGGCGTTCTTCTTCGTCAGGTACACGCCGGCAGCGACTGCTGCGACGGTGATACCAGTGGCGATGAGGGCCTTGGTGCGAGCGCCGTTTTCGTTCGTCCGGAGTGCGGTCCAGAGCTTGTTCACGATGGTTCCTTTCAAGAGGTTATACGGTGTCATTATAGGCCTTGCAATTCTTGCGAGGCTTACGTGACTGTTTCCGACCGCATTGCACGCTTTATTCGTCCGTCGATGTCGAATGTTTTAAACAGGATAAGAGACAGAACAAGTCCAACTTTAATCGCGTTCGGAGCATTCACTTTCTTAAGAACGAGAAGCGCTAATTCAGTATTCACGGCCAGTGAACGAGTTTACCGTTGACGTCATGATAATGGTTCTCGAGATGGAATTCCCTACGGTCACACTTGGCGCCTGTGTCGGGATTGTCGAACTCGCAGATACCGTCCCAGTTGTCTCGAGCTTTAATTCGCTCCTGACGATCGAGATCCTGAGTCTTGCGCCGCTGATGCAGCACGAGAACCAGAACTATGAGCGCAGCAATCAGAAGAATGATCAGCGGAACTACTTTTGGCCACATCATCGTACAGGCTCCGATTCTACTTCCATGTCGGGGTGAGGGAACTCGCCGTGCTCCTGCTTGTACTTCCGACGAGCTTCGCTGAGGCTGGCTGCTTCGATCACGTGAGTGTTCTCCGTGTCGATGAATCGAAAGATGTTGTGTGTGCTCTTACTCATCAGCTTTCTACTCCCATTTTGAATGTTTTGTGTGCATACCCGGAGACTTGAACTCCGGATCTCAGAGGTTGTGTGTCGTAGGATTCAGGAATGGTTACCCGTCCTTGCCAACATGAGACGTCGCCGCCCCGTATGCGCCCCGAAGGGTTTGTCTATTTGAACCTTCAGAAACTCCGCTCAGGCCGATTCGAGGCTTACTCGAGTTCGCCGATACGACGGTCCATTATTTTGCGGAGGGTGTTGAGTGCTACGACTTCAGCGAGTCCGCGAGCTCCTTACCGCCCGTCAGAAGCGCCTTGCCGGCGACAACAGCAGCCTGAACGGCGAAGACCGTCACGGTTGCTGCGATGCCGACGCCGATCGACTTGATACCGGCGTCCTTGAGCTCCGGAAGTCCGAGGCTCTTGAGCGGGTTGTTGCTGGTGGTGTTGCTGGTTCCGGTGGACGTTGCCATCAGTTTCTTCTCCTTGTTTGGTTACTGCGGTGGGTGGGGGTATTACGGTACTGGCGTCGGGATCTGACCGAGAGACGTGAAGTCGTTCGGTACGATGATGGTCTGAGACTTGCTCAAAGCATCGATCCAACGCTGCTGAAGGACCTGAGGAGTCAACGATGCGGACAGGAGACGGTTCGCCTCTGCCTCACCATTGGCACGAGCGATCTCCGCCTGTGCTTCACCGTCGGCCTTCGTCTTTGCGGTCTTCGCGTCTGTCTCAGCCTTCAGAAGGTCGGTCTGGGCGTTCTGAGCGTCCTTGAAGCGCTGTTCGACGTCGTCAGGATAACGGACGCCATGAATGTTCACATTCTCAACGAGAACACCTCGCTCGGCCCAGGATTCCCGAATGGTCTCTTCCACTTCCTGCCCGAAGCGCACACGCTCTTCGAACATCTGAACCGTGGTGAACGTGGAAGCTGTGTCGCGCGGAATTGACTTGACATCGTTCTCGACGACCTTGATTTCGAAGTCGTTCTGATCGCTGAAGCCCTTCGTAAGATCCACAACCTTATCGGCCTTGATGGAGAACAAGACCTGAATATCCACGTCTGCAGAGATGCCGTCCTTGTCGCGAATCGTGATCTCAGCACCGGCGACCTGCTGACCATTGTGCGTGGTCTTTCCGTCTCCGGTAAACGTCACGTCCTGATTCTTGATGTCCCAAGCGATGTCGTTCTGCCAAGGAGCCTTGGTGTGGATACCGGCCTTAGTGACGGCTTCTTCCTGTACGACACCAGACCAGTCCTTGAGCACGACGGACGATCCCGTATCGACCGAGAAAGTTGATGCAAAGATCGTGAAGATGACTCCCAAAGCAGCGAAAGCACCGGAGGCCAGAAGGAACCATCTCCGACTTCCCCTGATCTTGATTTCTGTCGAATCGCCGAATCGGTCTCGTCGCGTTTCGGTGCGGCTCTTCGTACCCATGGTGTACATCAGTGCGAGACCGATGATCGCCAGGATAAAGAAGATGATTGCGAATATGAACATCGATTTTTCTCCTATTAGTGGATGCTACTTCTGATACCACGGAATATCGCGGTCCTCGCGTCCTTCCACGCAAGTAAACGGTGCACCATGGTAAGGGCCATACGGGGTTGAAATGACCTTGTTTAGGTCAGATTCGGATACGAGCTCATTGCAAGAAACACATACGACGGGTTTGCGCGTATTCCTCTCAAGGATCGCGTCCACTCGAGCGTGCTTCTCCTCCGGGGTTTCACCCCAATGAAGATTATCCGTCTTCTTCGGTGCGACGACGGATTCGCCACCGTTGGACAAGTTCGAGTCGATACTCATTAAGATTCCGATCTTCTGGAGTAGGCGGAAGAGAACGAACTTCCATTGGCGCGAATTCGACGATGAAGTCTTCGTTGAAGGTGGCGACGACTCCGGGATCCTCGATGAGCTTCCGGAGAATATCGGCACGAACGTTATCGTTCTCCTCCATCATTTGATCGAGAAGACGCTGTTTCGCGGACTTCGTTTCCTCCGATTCCAGATTTGGTTTCGGAAGAAGTTGGATTAGAGGAGCAGACGACTTGGGAAAATGACCGCTGTAATCCATATCAGTCTCCCAGTACGTCGAAGATGATGACGCCGTCATGCTCAATCTTGAGGGAAAGCTCTTTCGAATTCTCGTTTCGAGAGATTTCGATATGGATGTATCCGGTGCGATCCTTCGTCCAGCCGGCGATCTGTCCGACCATACGGGGTTTGATACCGAGATACTTGAGAAGATCGTTCAGGAAAACGAAACCCTGAGCGTTGAGCAGATCATTGAAGTAGTTCTGCGCGGAGTTGATGAAGAAAACGTTGTACTCGTCCTTCGGGTAGAAGTTCGGGTTGTTCTCGTCGAAGATGTATTCTGTAACCGCGAGACGGCGCTCGAGTGCTTCGCGGTTGATGTTCATGACTCGTTCCATTTCGTGTCCTTTCAGGACAGATGAGGGGACCCCCACATGTATTCGGGTTACATGCAGGGGTCCCAGTCGTAATCGTCCGAGTCTCTTCAGAACGGACTGAGATAGTTCACAGATGGGGGTGTGATGTAATCGATCGTGAGCACGGGCTTCTCGTCTCGAGCTGCGCCACCGATGCGAACTTCGAGAGGACGCTCGCGGGTCCAACCAACAACCTCTCCGGCCGGCGAAGTGGGCAGACCCAGGTACTCGAGGAACGTATTCAGCGACACGTATCCATCGTAAATGGCCTCACGGTTGGTGTCGTTTTCCGCGCGATGAATCTTCTCAGCATTGCTGACGAACACCTGCTTGGTGTGAGATTCGATCACCCAAACATCACCATCGTTGGGAAGACCGAGTCGATCGAACTCGGCCGACTTCTCATTGACCTGATCCTGAATGAGTTCGTCGCGAACCTTCTGCTCCTTGGGGCGAGAGGTCGTTTCAACGATTTTCTGCTGATACTCGGAGAGAGCACGCTCAGAAATAGCTGCTGCGGAGATGAGCGCAAGCTGACGGTTGTTGCTGACACGGTTACTGCCGACGATAGCAACGGCGGTTGCGACTCCGACGATCGCCACGGGAATATAGAACTTCCACGTGTCCTTGATGATCTCCTTCGGCGCCAGAGGCAGAACCTCTTCGTCGTCACTCGCGTTATCGAGACGCGCGGAAAATTCCGAGACAACGTGAACGCCGGCCTTGTACCCAGCCTTCGATCCGAAATATGCGGTCGCGACGAGGCCCGCCACACTGAGCGTCGTGAGGATCTCCGGAGCATAACGCTTAGCGCCTACTGCGAGCTTGCTCATCTGATCCTGTACTGTCATTACTTCTCTTCTTTCTGGTCATACACAGTGGTCTGGGGAGTCTTACGAACTCGAGTCGGGGGTCCGGTGAATTCGGCGGGGCGATAACGAATGATCGGATACCTGATGTCTCGCTGATGGTCTCGGATCACGACGATGATGTACGCGATCCAAACGACGATAGCGAGGGCAACAATGAGCCACAGGGAAAGCGAGTCAGCTGCAGCCACGATCACGATGAGCGAGGCGAGTCCGAACGCGGTGAGGATGGTGAGCAGAATATCCCGAATGCTCATATCATTCTCCTTTCAAGAGAGGGTATCGTGTCATCCACCGGGGACGACGTTCGTCAGCTATGAGATCGAATCCGAATCGCTCATAGAAAGATACGAGTTGGTTGTTATCCAACGAGTTTCGCCAGTCGCCAAAGCGCTGAACTTCGAGCCAGATGGTAACACCGAGCTTATCCGCGTGACGCGTGGCTTCTAGCATTACTTCTTTGGCTTCTCCCTTACCTCGGCTCTCAGAATATAGGCCGATAAGTCGCGCAGTCGCATCGTCTTCGTACACGAGCGTTACTTGTGCATCGCCATAGTGAAAGGTAGTACGGGTAAGTCTACCGTGTTTGTCTCTAGTCATCGACCCTCCTCTCAAGTCAAAAATAAGAAAGTGAAAGGCGCGTTCGCGCAGAACGCGATGTAATCCTTTCGGTTTACCCTTTCATTATAGGGCTTGCAATTCTTGCGAGGCTACGCGGCGATTTGAGGGTCTGTTTCTTCCTCAGGTTCTTCCAAGCCATTTCTTTCGAGATAGAGCGCGTATCGCTCTCGTGGGGTCAATCCACCGAACATTCCGTATCGGTCACTGGAGTGAGCAGTAACTTCTTCAGTCATCGCTTTCTCGAGGCAATTTGAACGAACGAGGCAAGCACCGCAAACTTCTCGAGGAGGTATGTAACTACCGCCTTTATTGGGGAAGAAGATCTCGGGGTCTGTTTGAGCACAAAGTGCACTGTCCTGCCAGCGATGTTTCTGTGGGTTTTCAAACTCCACCTGATCGCTGTAAATTATAGCGTTTGGCAATGTACGTCTTTCGAGAAAAAGAAGAAGGCTCGCGGTTAGGCGAGCGTCCTTCTCTATTACTTGTTGAGGGCGTGGTTCACGGATACTACCGCGATGGCACCAGCAGTTGCTGCTCCAACCGTAGCGAGGGCCACGGCGCCGGCGCCGATGAAGAACTTCTTCCCGAGCTCGGTCGCTGCAGCTTTCGCTTCGGCAATGTAGTCGGGGGTGGGCTCTTGCGTCGGCTCCGTAGTCGTCGCCTTCTTCTTACGGGGGAAGAGGGTGATGGTGATTTCGGGCTTGAGCATGAGAATTTCCTTTCAAGTGGATGTCATTATAGGGGCTGTAAATCCTGCGAGAAAGGAAAAGAAGAAAGCTCGCGATTAGGCGAGCACTCTTCTTGGTTACTTCTTCTTGGGCTTCTTCACGTTGGTGATGACGTAGATCTTCTCGATCTTGATCGTTCCGGGGAGCGGCTTCTTCAGTCGGCGCTTGTTCACCTGGTTGGTGAGGACTGCAGCGCCAGCTGCGAGGGCAACTCCTCCAGCGGCCACGATGAGCTTGAGCTTGGTGTCTTCGTTCATGATGTTTCCTTTCAGAGGGTGTCATTATAGGCCCTGTGAAAGTTGCGAGCTAGCGAAAAAAGGAAAGGGCTCCGTTAAGAGCCCGATCCCGCTTGCATCAGTACGACGGGTGGGTGACTTCGAAGTAGACGGCGTCGGCCTTCATCGTTCCGAAGAATTCGGTCATCAGCCCGTAGGCGGTGTCGAGTTCTTCGTCGGTGAGGAGTGACTGCTTTGTCTTCATTTTAATCTACCTTTCAGAGGTGTTTGATGGATGTCATTATAGGGCCTGCAATTCTTGCGAGCGAAAAAGAAAGGCTCCGAAGAGCCCTCCCTTATCGACCATAACGGTGTCGGATGTGATCCTGGGTTGCGAGGTAGATCAGCGCCTCCTTGGCGGCTGCACCGCCGAACTCCGATACCATGCGCTTCTGAGCGCGGTGGTATCCAACAGAGTAGGCGACGATGCTGATGCCAGCGAGGGCGAGTGCGATCTTAAGTCGTTCGTCCATAGTGGTTCCTTTCGAGTGGTGTCACTATAGGGTCTGTGAAAAGTGCGAAGCATTCATCAGGAAAACCCATCCGGGAAATTTTTGAAATGCGTGTTGATAATGCGAACCAAAACGGAAGGAGGTCCGGCGGCACAGTTACGTGCGTTAGGACCTCCTCCCATTTTGATGGTATCTGCCTTCTAGTGGCCGATGCCTGGTTCAGGGCTTGCGGATGAAGGTTGCTGCCTTCGAGGTGAACGAGTGTCCACGCTGTTCATAGATCATGATCAGCGCGATCCCACCGACAGACGCGATGACGGGGATCCAGTCCTTGAGCGTTGTACGATCCTTGGACTTGGGGTCCTTGATCTTGTACAGCTTGTCGAGCTGGTCCACACATTTAGCGTATTCGGCGGAATCTGCGGTGAGCGATTCCATTTCAGCGAAGACGGCTTTGATTGCCTCTTCGAGCTTGCTTTCTTCCTGCTTGCGGTTGATACCGAGCATGTTGGTCTCCTTTCAAGAGATGATGTCACTATAGGGCTTGTAATCCTTGCGAGTTAGTTCAGACCCTGACTCTGGTCCGGAACGAACTCGGCGATGATCTGATTCTTCGCAGCATCAGTCTTCGGGATGATAGCTCCCTGAGCCTTAGCGACGGCCTCAACCTTCTCGAGCTCCTGACTCTTACCGATGAAAACGGCAAGAAGCGAAGACAGCGAAGACAGAGCCAGTGATAAACCAGTCAGGAGAGCCGCATTCGTCTCGTCTGAGTAAAGACCGAAGAACACAAGAGACGGAGACACGGTAGCTGCCAACGAGTAGATCGCCGCTCGAACAACCGCCCAACCAGTGCCCCAATCACCCTTACGAACGTTGACCAGGGACAGAATTGCCGCAAGGAACTGAATCACAGCACCCGCGATGATGAGTCCCTGCTCCGTCTGAGCCTGAGTGGCAAATCCACCAAGAATCAGAAGAGGAGCGAGGGTACCGAGAAACAGCTGAATCTGCTGTCGACGCTCGGGTGTGAAGACCTTATTGAGGGTTTCCATTGATAATTTCTCCTTAGTTTCCTTTGAGTGCGGTCCAAACGCCACTCTTCTTTTCGTAAAGAATGGCTTGTCGCCAAGCGCCTGAAACCTTAACGTAGAGAATCATCTCTCGCCATACGCCAGCGACTTTAACTCTACCGCTAGAGAGTGTTCTACCTTCCGAACGAGAAGACCAGGGACCCCAGCCAACGTCATTTCGACCTCGAGACCAGAAATACCATGTTGTACCGATGGAGAGTCCACCGATGACCGAGGTACCACCAGAACCTACAAGATACTGAGCGGCGTTCGGATCGGTACCGTAACCGATCTGCCATTCCCGAATCGGAGATCCACCATTACCGTTACCACTGAAACGATAACGCATATCGGTATGACCGATCATATCCACCCCAACCGGAGTCGGAGCGTCGGGAACGGTTGCTCGATGGATGTATTGCCAGAAGTCGGTGGGACCGCCAAATCCTTGAGTGTTGGATTTGTCGATGTGGAAGCACACTGATTGATTGTACGTTGCCGCGTGAGCACCCAAATATCGCCATACTCGATTGGAGTAGTTCGATACGTTCGGCAGACCACGCCACACACCGTCGACATAAGCGTTGGTGCCGAATCCTGGAGTTCCGACAAATGTCTGTGACGAACCGGCTTGAATATGGAACTCGACCCAGTATCCCTGATCTCGGATGAGCATGACTCCACCCGCACCGGTGCCTTGTGTGTAGTCAGCCATGCGTCACCTCAGATATACCTAGCGAACCAGTCGCCATCGTCGCCGACCGTGTTAGCAGGTACGGCTGTTCCGATAGACAAACCCGCTGCTGCGCGATATCCAGCTTTGCCGACGGGAATGAGGTCCATGACCTGTGCGACAAAGTCGCGAGTGCGATTAATTTCTCGAGCGCCCCAGCGGACGCGACCTTCCTCGCCCGTGTCGGGGACGAGAGGGAGGCCTTTCCCTGTTGCGCCATCACCTACAGCCATGTTCTCAACTCCTTTCCGAATATCATCCTGCGTCTACCCATTTACCATCTCGAATCCATCCGTGAAGACCACAACAACCGGGCCAATATACCGATGCTTCAATGTGTAGAGGTGATGTACTAATAAGATCATGAGCCCGAACTCCCGTGGGTTTCCATCCGACGTATCTGCTCGTCCAGTGATTATCCACGGGATTAAGATTCAGATCGCAGTCATGCCAAACCCAGAGACACTCGATGGTGTGCTCGTGATCAATTAGTTCAGGATCGCAGGTCCAAGAATATGCAACTTTGTCTCCCAGAACAATGACTTCTACGTAGCGACTATCATGGAATGCCCATCGAACAAAAATGTTTTCACCCGCTTGAGGCATAGTCCATCCCTTACGACGTGGCCCAGGTTCCATCAGCAGTCGACCATGTCTGGTTGTAGTCCCAAGCAAACCAGGAGCCAGGTGTGATGAAGCGATCGATAGCAAGCGTCGGATATGAACGTTCGCCCTGACTGTCAGATACGAAGATTTGCTCTGTGACACGCATCTGATTAGTGATTCCATCATTATTCCGCATCTCTACTTTGTCACCAAGTTGATAGGCAATTTCATAGGGATATGGACTGGTCATTGGAAGTTCACCATCAAATGCTTGAACGGGGCGATTTTTAGCCAATTCATCTCGACCACGCTGTTGAAGAAAAGCGTTGATGTAAATGTTTTCGGCCGTGTTGTAGTCCCACGAGAAAGTACGAGCATTTGTGATGGATGTTTTTTCCCCTGCCGTAAGACCGACGTGAAGGAGCGCTGCCGTGATATTATCGTAATCCACTTGGATTAGACGCTCCTTCTGAACCAGCTTACGCATTGACGTTTTGCGATCTTCAGGAGCGTCGTTGAACGCGATATACTTATTGATTGCTGCTGTTTGATCAGCTGGAACTTCGTACTCGCGAGCAGGGACTTTGATGTCGCTCGCATCCACAACGAGAATCCGGCGATCAAGCCCCTCAACCTCAACAGAAACGCCATCAGCCGTAACGATCTGAACCGAAATAGGATGATACACGTAAGCGACATTTCGATAATTACCCGTCGATGTAACTTCGCTAATGTTAGTGAGGTTATCAAGATTGGGCGCAAATACGACAGGAGCCAAAGTATCCTGAAGTGTAGTTCGATCATTACCCGAGTAAATATCGAAATAGAGCTCGGACGTATCAAAGTTACGAAGAAGTCGAAAGCCGAGATCGTATGCGTCGCAAATCTCCTTGATGATTTTGTACACCGTGGAGAGACCGATTTCGAGCGTGATAATCTCGCTGGGTTCTTCGATAGTTCCTGGAGGAAACAGAGAACCCGGAACAAGAAATGGAATCTGGTCGTCAGCCATCAAAACGTTTGCCCGACAAATATCGTTAAACACTTGACGACAAATATCTCCAGGCGTTCCAGTAACGGTCCATTTAGCGAGAGTATTGAGATCAGCGAATGTGTTTCGAGAAACTCGCTCATCCAAAATCGATTCGAGAGAACGACCACTAACCTTCAGTATCTGTCGTCCATCGTCATCGACCGAGTTTTCCACGAGTTCGACCTTCATGATGCGATAAGATTCACTCATCGCCAAGAGGGTCCCCGCGGGGAGAACTCTGCGCATTTCAGGTGTAGAGAAAATGTGCAGTTCGAAATCTCCCCACGCGGAGAACCTCTCTGTCCAGATCATGGACTCAAACCGATCGATTACCGATGCTCGTCGGAGCAGACTGTCGAGAGTGTAAAGTTCCACTTACAGTCCTCCAAACTTAGTGGTGTGTTCGATCTGATAAGGAATCCCCGCTCCTTCCGCATAAACACGTAGTTTATTGTCTCCGGGGAAGAGGCTGATCCAGTCTGATTGCGGTGAAATCCCAAATAGGTACGAAGTATCCACACCACCTCTAGTGAGTGTCGCAAACTTGTTCCCTGGGATGGTCGATATAGTCACAACATCCCCGGCTTGTAGAGGTGTTGCGGTTGCGAAATCGAGAGATCTCAACGAGTCGTCAGGAGGACGATGATAAATCGTAAACTCCGTCAGATTTGATCGATCGACCATGAGACGGAAGATAATTCCGGTCTCGACCGTCCCCTGATAGGAACGAGTCGGCTCCACTGTACTAGCGGTAGTATTACCATTCCAGATTACGGGCGTGGGATTGTAGAAATCCGGATCGAAGCACAAGATCGAAATAACCGCATTTGGTTCTCTTGAGAATTTCTCCGAATCGAACGACTCCACACGCCCGTAAATCTGAACGACCGGTTCTCCCGTCTGGAAGAAGCGGAGCAGCACTCTAGACTTCGGCATGAAGAACGTGTAAAGCTTCTTGCGAAGACTTTGCACAGTACCCGACACATAATCAGGCTCATAACCAAGAGTAAGAAGGATGTTCCGCTTCTCCCGACGAGAGGATTGATACTGTTCACCGTCCATCGAGCCAAACGGTGACGACACAATGGTCGCCCTCACAGGATCCAGTCCAGTAATATTCTGAACTGAGTACCCTTGACTGATGTCCTGAAGGGGCAGCGTCAGAAGCACACCTTGTTCGGTGAGAACTTCAACTTTTTCAAGCATCCTTTGGCTGTCCCTTCTTTACGATGGTTGATAGTCCATTATTGGTTTGACGGTAGATCTCTACTGCGGACAGCTGCTTCGGAGAAGTGTTGTTCTGCGTGAAGTTGATGGTGGTGCCCGCAGGCTCATCATCGTCTCCACCGTAACGAGACTCCTCGAACTCCCGCTGCGATTCCGCAATGGACGCCGCGTAAGCGTAGCTGTCGTCGACCTTAAGGGTCGGCGGAGTAAGCATCCCACCAATAAGGGCGGAATTCTTCCGTACATTAGAGAGATCCAGAACGGGTCGAATGGTTGGATTGAAGTCCATATCCGTAGCGACCGCGTTCTTGAGGTTGGAAAGGGATTTCCGCATAGCAGTGAGAGCATCGTTGCCGACATTCTCCGCAGCACGTTCGACGACCGGAGCGGTCTTTTCGAGCCCGACAGCCATACCCTCAGTTGACCAAGCGCCCACCTTGAAGAACTCTCGCGATGGAGATTTAATACCAAGGAAGTTCTTAGCTGCATTGAGGGCTTTGCTGGCGACATCGGCCGCAGCCTTAATAACACGTCCGACACCACTGAACAAACCATTCGTCATACCATCGAGGATAGCTGTGGCGAGGTTTCCAGCAGCGGCTTGCATACGAGCACGGTTATTGTTGATACCGTCAGCAAGTCCCTGAACGAACGAAATAATAAGGTTTGCGCCCGCCTGAATGATTCGAGGAAGACCCGCCGCAACACCATTGATGAAGTTCACAATGATGTCCGTGCCCTTTTCGACCACCTTACCGATGTTTCGACCGATACCATCAAGAACACCAATAAGGATCAGCATACCAGCGTTAGCAATGGCTGGGATGAGAGTCACCATGGCGTTGATAAAAGCAAGCACAATGGTAATACCAAGGTTAACGATTTGCGGAATCAGCGTTTGCGCCGAGATCAACATTTCGCTAATCAGCATTGTCAGAGTCTGAATCATCAACGGCCCATTAGCCTGGAGTCCCATAAGGAACGCCTGGATGAGCGTGGTTGCTGCCATCGTGAACTCGGTGGCGCCGCCGGCGATCACCAACGCAAAGTCGATGAGCCCCTGAGCGAATGACGCCATCATTGCCGGAAGAGAAGCGGCTATTGTTTCCAGAGCCAACTTAATTTGAGGCGCTCCCATGGCTGCCACAGCAACCAAAGCAGCAAACCCAGCGGTGAACAGGAAAATAGCCTGCCCAGCCATAAGAAGACCACCGCCGATCATAACGATTGCTGCTCCGAGAAGCATAAATCCGACCGACGCTGGAATAAGGAGCAAACCACCTACCGCAAGGATCGCCAAAGACGCTCCAAGCATGGTGAGCCCGCGACCTATGGCATCCCAAGACATAGTGCCGAGGATAGCCAGAGCGGGGGCGAGCATCATCAAACCAGCAGACACTACGAAGAGTGCCAAACCACCCAAAGCCACCAAAGGAATACCCATCAAGGCCATAGCACCGGCCAGAATCGCCAGCGAACCACCGAGCATGACCAGGCCGCGGCCGATCTCATCCCAACTGAAAGATGAGAATATCTTCATGGCGCCAGCAAGAACCGTAATGGCCGCCGAAACGACCAGCATGGCTGCCGCTCCGAGAAGACCCGGGCCTCCGAGAGCCCCCATAAGAGCCATACCGCCGACCATGACTGCCATCGCACCCGCAAACGCCACGGTGGCACGCAGAATATCGTCCCAACTCATCGTCGAGAAGACTTTCATTGCACCAGCGAGGATGTTCATAGCGACAGAAATGATGACCATTGACGCAGCAGCAAAGACCTTACTATGAACCAGAGCCATTGCTCCGACCATAATACCCAAAGCCGCAGCCAAGGTGGTCCCAGCTCGGAGAATATCATCCCAACTCATCGTCGAGAAGATCTTCATTGCTCCCGATAGAATGAGCATGGCTCCAGCCAGAAGCACAAGAGCGGGAGCTGTGAAATACAGCTTACCCGACACCTTGTTCATCATCATGGATGCTCCAACAAGGATGCCAAGACCCACGGCCATACCAGAGAGGCCTCGTGCAAGTTCCAACCAGTCCATGGTAGACATGATAAGAACCGCAGTGGACATCAGGATCATGGCTCCAGCCAGAAGCACGAGAGCACCAGCAACACCGATAACCTTATGTGTCTTAACAGCGGAGGTGAGCTTATCAATCGCAACAAGCATCGCCGAAAGCTGACCGAACATGATCGTCATCGCCCCGAGGGTGATGAAGAGCTTGCCAGTGTCAACGAACGACAAGGCCACAACCGAAGCGGTGATGAGCGCAATAGCAATACCAATACCGATGAGCGTTGCCGACTTCAGAGTGTTCTGAAGTTCACTGAATGTATCAGTGATGGCTCCAAATACATTCTTAATCGTATCGATCATGCCGGGACCGGAGTCACCCTTATCTCCGAAGAGAAGCCCCATGATACCCTTGCCCTTAAGGAAATCAAACGCCTTCTTTAGTCCGATTCCGATGGCGCCAAGTGCCCCAAAGTTCATCAATCCAACGAGAACGTTGAAATCAAGAGTCTTGAAGAAATCTCCAAGGACTTTCTTCGCATCACGGAAGAAATTACCCAACTCTTCCCACACGGGACCGAGGAATTCACCAATCTTTCGGAACGCATTAGCAACAGCTTCCCATGCATCCGCAAGGTTCCATGTGCCAATCGCATCGATCGTCCAAGAGCCAAGCTCACGAAGCCTGTCAATCGGCCACTGAAGAGCGTCTCCCAAACTCGTGAAGAACTTCTCGAGTGCGGTACCGTTCTTGATCGCGTCGCGAACCTTGACCAGGAAATCGCCAATGGATGCCGTAACACCCAGCACGCCCCCGGCACCTTCCGTGGCCGCTCCGAAGAGACGACCGAAGAGACCGATGACCTGTTGGAGAACCATCCATCCAATATCCAGAACGGCAAAGACACCCATAAAGGTGCGCTTGAGTTCCTTCATGGTGTCAGCGGAAGGTTTCAGACTGTTAGCAAACATTCCAAAAGCACCGGCGATAGCCATGAGTCTCATGGCCGTAATGGGTGGGAAGATTTCTCTAAAGGCGCTCTGAATTGGCATAATGATCATATTGAACGCTTGCCAAATGGAAGAGAAGGCTTGAAGAATAACGTCTCGCCCACCCATATCAACGAAACTACGAATGAGATCGTTGCGTTCCTTAGCCATGTCGCCGATGAGTCCACCGAGCTCGTTGTTGACCGCGGTCCACATGTCGGTAGCTGTGTTGAAGTCACCGATCAGAAGATCGAAGGTTTCAGACCAACCCGAACCAACGGATTCCTGCATGGTACCGAGGAGCTGCGTGAAGGTACGAACCTTCGTAGCTGCTTCCTCCGACATCTTCTGCTGGGCAGCAAAGCTTGCGATCTGAGCGTCAGACAGACCCAGAGAAGCCTGAGTCGCTGCGTCCATATCACCGGCCATGATCTTAAGATATGTCGACATGACATCGGCAGAGAGCCAGTTGTGCTCCAGTGAACCGTTGAAGTTCTCCGAAGCACCGATCGCGTCGATCGACTTACCCTCGAACGTGCCCATGGCTTCAGCGATCTCGATGAGACCATTCTGCATGTTCTTGTTGCCCATACCGACGTTCTGGAGGCTTCGCCAGTCCATGAGTCGGATAGTACCCGCAGAAAGTGCCTGAGAAAGCTGGTAAGCAGCGCCAGCAGCACCCTGAGCCGAAGTACCCGAAGCCGCAGCCTCGTTGGAGAACCCCTTAATCATGGATGTTGCATCGCCGATCTTAATACCCGCGTTCGTGAACAGACCAATGTTCTTGGTCATGTCACCGAAGTTATAGATCGTCTTATCGGCGTACTGGTTCAGCGCCTCGAGGTTAGCAGTAACCTCAGGAAGCTGAGTACCGTATCGAGCGGTGTTAGCAAGGATCGTCTGAATCGAGCCCATCTTAAGCTCATACTCAGCAAATCCAGCCCTGATCGGGTCGATCGTAAGAGACCGCATGATTGTGAGACCTGCGTCCACTGCTTTGTTGGCAATGTTGGCGAGCGCGGTAATTCCGATAACAGAAAGCGCTCCGAACTTGCCGGCAATGTCCTGCACCCCATTAGCAAGGTTTGCGAGGGAGAAGTTCTTTCCTGCTGCATCGAGATCGTTGAGACCCTTAGATGCCCCTTCGAGGTTGAGAGCCCTCTTCAGTTTGTCGAGTGCCGAGCTCGTGTCAGCGACGCCCTTCTGAAACTGGTCGCCGTTGAACTTCATTCCGACGATACGCTCGTCAATCTTGCTGCTCATGCAGTGGTCACCTCCGTCCAAAGGTCAGCTAGGATCTGTTCAAATATGGGCCGCATAACGGGATTGATGAAATCCTGCCCTCGGACGTAGCCGCCTGTGCCGGTACCGTGTCCGTACTGGATGCCGATGACTACGGGGAATCCATTCTCGATGTCTGAGTTTGTCCAAACGATCTCGAACGATCCCCTGGAGCGTTTAATTTCATAGCCCCAGGAGATCGATGCGAGACCTGAATCAACGGGAGTGGCCGCAGACAAAGCTTGGACCCCTTTTTGTGCCACGTTTTTAAGAACGTTCGCGAAGTCAAACTTAGACATGCGCTTAAGGAAGCGATCGGTATTCCGAAAGTCTCCCTTATGTTCAAACGTGATCACAGTTTACTCCCATTTTGAATTAGTTTGTTGTGGGTTCCTCTACGGGAGGTTCCTCTTCCGGAATGATTTCATACTGTCGAGCGAAGTCTTCTTCATTCAGAACGGCATAGACCATGTTGTCATCGATGCCGATAACGTTGATGATTGGGACACCCATAGAAGGTCCCGGTTCGGTACGAAATCGCTTCTTAGATCGATACTCAATAGCCATACTTACTCCTTAAGGTATCCACATGCGTCCGTCCAGAGAATACCAGATATTGGAACCCTGCTGAAGGAGCACACCGCCTGCTTCATAGTGTCCCCCCTGAATTTCTCGAGTACTGCAAATGTCGATTCTTCCTCTTCCACCAGCAGCAACCGATGAGATGATGATTCGTCCATTATCAGGCCAGTACTCTTTATCCTTGAGAGAGAGTACCCTAGTGCCGAGTGTTCCGGATCCGAGCAGCCCAGCGCTCATACGAAGTCCATCTTCTCGAAGAAGATAGGATGCTCGTGTGTAACTACTGGTATTATAGTTTATCCAACCGTTTATAAGAGCTCTTGGTGTCACCCAACCATTGTTTAGTCGAGCATCTGCGGTAACCCCTACCAGACCAGACAAGCCAAGCCACGCGCCGATTCCCCCGGGGTTATTAATCTTGAATTGGATACCAACGGTTGGCGCGAATCCGAAGTGTGCAAAACCGTCGTTGCCGCAGCCTCGAAGATGTTGCGAGATATCTGCCCTATGGGTTGGCGGTAGAGTGAACATAATCGTATCATCGGCGCTAGTTGTGACTTTGACCTCAACAATGCCCCGGAACCATACCATTCCATATGGATCCTTCCAAAAGGAAGGTGCTCCAAAGGTGTCAACCCATAGTTGACGGGGACCAAAGTTAGCTCCCCATGCAGAACCGCCCTCCCCCACGGGCGTCCAGGTAGCAACCCCTGCTGCAGGCCATGCTAGTCCATCTAGAGAAATATATGAATTTGTGGCGGGCGGGCCTTGAAAGAGTATTGCACCGTCGGAAGCCCTAATACGGACAGTCCGAGCAGTATCTCCCATTTCACAGGCAATGATCAAATCTTTATCGGGAACACAATCCATCGAAATGTATCCCAGTACTGTATCCACAGTAACAGTGCCCACCAAAGCAATCAACCCGGAGAGAACTACGATTCCAGAAGGAAGTCTGACTGCTCTCGGAAAGGTGGAGAATACGTTTATTTGATTCTGTTCCCCATAAGTAGTGGCTGCAGCAGTCAGCTCAATGGGGTATGTTCCGTCCTCGACTTGACCAAGAATCACCCAGGTCGGTCCGCTTTTGAGAAGGCGAACCATACGTGACCCATTGGGTACATATTTACTGGCCCACTTGAGCTCGGTGTCTGTCCACACACCATTAAGCATCTTAACGAAAGTGTCTCCGCCTCGATATGCTGGCGGCAACATTCCGACCACTGTCTGGTCCGGAATTCTAGCCAAGTCGAACACGCCAGAATCTACCGCACTGGCAGGAATCTTCTTTACTTCAGCTTTGATCTGAAAAGGGCTAATATCACTACCGTTACCGCCTACAGTAACATCAACGGAAGCACTATCTTCAGCAACCATCTTGGCATTTGAAGCAATGCTTCCCGCATCGATCTGATCACCGTTTCTCTGGGTGAGAATAAGGTGATTTTGAGGATCAACTTCCCCCGTGACGACGGTGGTATCTTCGATCTGCTTCATTCGAGTAGAATCGAAAAATGTTGCGGATCCCATTGATCCTCCTTCCTACAGAGAGCTGATGTGATAAGTGTGTACTCCGGTTTGGACTACAGAAGGCCACGGACCAATTTCCCAGAGATCTATTCCGATCATCTTGACAATATCATCGGGACCATCAATTGTGACGGTTCCATCCCCATGATTTGTCACACGAAGAATAGAAGCATTCTCGAACAGATTCAGGACTTCGGTTATGCTTGGAAATCTCGATTCGTTGTTGGCCGAACCATAGATAATGTCCTCGAACATAGCTACAGCCCAAGGATATGCGATGGCCGTGTTAATAATGAGATGTGCTGAAAATTCCCCGGAGGGAAGAATCTCAGGGACTGTTTCCAACTGCCATTCAAAGGGAATTGCTTCGTTGTTCGCGCCGATCGTGGAGAAGCCACGAGTGGAAGGCGACACCACGGCGTTATACACAAGATGAATGAGATGATGAGAATTGGAAGAGTGATCGTTTCCGACAGTTGTTCGATACGACAGATTGAACATTTTGCGACGCTGTTGAGTTTGCCCCGAAATATCCAAGCCGTCATATCCTTCGAATTCTCGAGGATATGTATATGCTCTAATCAGAGCTGAGAAACTTCCATTCAGTCGTTGCTGTCGAAATTTCTCACCGTCAAAATAACCTTGACTAATGTCTCCTCCGGAAGGAGCCTCTGAAACTGCAATGAGGCCATTCCACGGGACTCCTACCCCTTCCACAGGATAGAAGACACCCCGGTCAATGCCGGTCTCGTAGAAGCGCTTGCCGGGCTCTCCCCACGCAAGTCTTGACATGCAGGAGGCTCCTTCCGGTGGTTTATTAAATGTACGTCCCGCTGACTTGAACTCCAGCGCTAACCGGGGTTGTGTTATTCGCCTGGGCTTCTTGCGTCATGGCTATAGCAAGCCCCGTAGTAAATCGCTTCCCCAAGCGTCCGAATATATGCACGTTGGTAAAGTTGGGAGAGATCGTGGCGATCGGCACATCTGTTCCCACGATAGGCGCACTGGCTTTATCGTAGAGTTTAATATAAACTTCAAATCCAGTCGGGTTGAATACCGAGAGTTCAAATAGATTACACGGCGAAGACCGTAGCAATGTGGCGTTGGTGGATGCAGCCGAAATCAATGCGAATCCAGTCCCCGTCGGAGAGTTGGCTGTAACCGACCCACTAACGTTGAAAGTACCAGATCCAGTCACCGCATGAGGCTGAATACCAGGTATGGGTTCAGACGCATAGGTTCCGCGAATGATAGTCCACAGTGCAATTGCGTTGTTGGTCACTGAAGTTGTGCATCGGACTCGAAACCATCGAACCGCGTTAACCGAAAGCTCCCAAGCATATCCCTGACCCGTCCCCACAGCCAAAGAAGAAGCAGCGCGACCATTTTCAATGGTGTTACTGTCACTTCGAACTGCCTGAAGTGCGAACCAGGTACCGTCAGAGCCATCTGTCGAGTCGACAGATCCCTCAAAGACAAAAGCACCTGCAGCCATCGCGGCTGATCCTGTGTTTTTCACATGGAGCATCACGTTGGATGCGTCAGACACATCGGCAACAAGAGTGTTACCAGACGTCGTCAGTGCTCCCGAGATCGGTGCAAAATATCCCGGCTTAGTAGAAACCCGAAGCATACCGTTCGGATCGAGGGTTATAGGACCGATCTCGCCATCTACCATCACGGGCTCGACGAGCGTCGCCTTGGCTGCGAGAATGAGGTCTGTTTCAGCCATTCCTACTCTCCTGTTACTAGAGTCAGCTTGGCGTAAGAGCCAGCTGAAGTGTCGAGCCACAGGACAGACTGTCCCGGGGCGGGTGTGGGTTTGATCGAGTGTCGGATAGCCGGTACCTTCTCGAATGCGAAAGTTCCACCCAACTGTTCACGATACAGCTCGACTGTAATCAGCGAGTTGAATTGCTCAAGGATTTGAGGAACTGTAGGCAAAAATGGATCTGTCCCACCGCTACCATACAGCATTCCCTCAAATTGTGACATGAGCGTCTTCGGGGTGTATCGAGAATCGATAATGAAGTGAGCACTGGGCCGATACCCAGTAATCTCCGGAGGAGTGGTCGTAATATCCCAACTCATCGATGCCACCTGAGAGGAAGAATCAATCGTACGATAGTCGCGAGAAGTAGAAGAAGCAAGAGCGTTGTAAATCAAATGGATTTTGTACCCATGATCCACTCCTTCTTGATCGTTACCCACTCGAGTTCGATATGACAGACCGAACTGTTCCCGTCGCTGCTGAGTGATGAAGAGTCCGTTAAGGATACTCTGAGTTCCATCACATCTAGCGAATTCAGGCGGTGCCGAGAAAGCGGTGAGGCTAGCGGCGTACTCTTCCGACGAGGTCAAGTTGAGGTACTTGAATCCGTCCGCGTAAAAAGGTCGAGGCTGTCCGCCATCGGGTCTCTCATTGATTCCTGTAAGACCATTCCACGGAACACCCGGGCCGACTCGAGGATAGAGAACTCCTCGGTCGATACCGGACTCGAAGTAACGCTGCCCGATACCGCTCCAAACAAGCTCTGCCATTGGTTACTCCTTCCTGAGTCAGCCCGAGGTTCCGTGTTGTTTCTGTCGCTGCTTGTTAAGAGCGTGACGCTCAGCAGCACTCATCTTTGGCCTGTTCTTCTCAGGCATGTTCTTGAGGTTCATCACCTTGATAAGGGTGAACAACTGATTTAGATGACGAGTTTCATAGTCGAGAGGAATATTAAACGAGATCATCCAGTAACGAATGAGTTCGTTCGTAATCTTCTCTCGAGAGGGCGCATTAGGAATCTCCCTGAATGTGGTTGCCGTCATCTGATCTTCGATGTAATCGTTGATCTGTCTGACATTCTCTTCAGACAATCTAAGAAGAACTGATCCATCGATGTTTTCGTCCAAACACATAGCGTGAATGTACGCAAGTGTCTCTTCGGAAGTCTTTTCTTCCCTACCAAGAAAGGCTTTATGAAAGATTGACTCCCATTTTGAAAGGGAGACCAGGGAATGCTCGAGCACCAGAACAGTATCTTCGGTGTACACAAACTTTTCAGTTGTTTCGTCGAAGGACTCGACGCCTGGCACTGTAATGCTAATGGGCATTCCCCGGTCTCCTCTCTCAGATGTGGATCACCCCTTGATCAAGCGGTGCGAGTGAACGACCAGTCGTCGTCCGAGCCCGCGGCGAACTTGTACGCACCCGATGCCGGCGTGGCACGGATGACGAGCGACTGACCGGCCGTAGGGATGGTAACGGTACCAGTGACGGCAGCGTTGTTGTCCGCACGACGGTAGGTGACACCGGTGACAGTCGGAATGGTGATGACACCGGTGGCCGGCACGAAGTCGGGCTCAATCGGAGTCACGTCATCCTGACCACCAGCGAAGATCGCGATGACCTCGTCCGGCAGGGGGAGGCGAGCGTTGGTACCATCGGTACCGTAGAGCGCGTCCTCGAGCGAGGCAAGGTTTTCGGCCGACACCTTGGTCGAATCGATGGTGATGATTGCGGTGGGCTTAAGACCGGTAACGGGCACGGGGGTGGTCGTAACCTCCCACGAGAACGTGATGGCCTCAGGCGAATCATTGATGGTTGCGAACGCCTTCTCCGACGGTGCGGCGAGAGCGCCGTACACGAGGTGCAGCTTGTAGCCGAAATCAGCACCGAGAGTGTCGTTGCCGAGGCGGGTACGGTATGAGAACCCAAAGGTTCGACGAGCCTGCTGTCCGATCGACACGCCCTCGGAGGGACGCGCGGTACCGTCGACGAGCGCAAACTCATCAGGATACGTGTACGCCTCAATAGTTGCGCCAAACTCTTCGGCGGAAACGAGGTTGAGGTACTTGATGTTGTCGGCGTAGAGAGCTGTGGCCTCGGCACCCGAAGGCGACTCGGTCACGGCCGTCAGACCATTCCACGCGTATCCGGTGTCGTAAACACCGTTTGTGGGAATGTACAGCACGCCTCGGTCGACACCGGTCTCGTAGAGACGCTCACCGGTCCCGTCCCAGGTAAGTACAGCCATGATTACTTCCTTTCTAGAAGTAGAGAGAGTAAACTCGGTGGTTCAGGCCTTCCGATGCGAATGCACGGCTGAATGTGCACATGGGAAGGTTTTCGACCAGACGAGACGCCGGAACATCCGGATTCCTGTCAATAATCGTTACCTGATACCGATCAATTCGACGATGGGGACGATTGTCTGCATAGATGACATCTTGATTATCCATCTCATACACGATTGCCGGGTAGTGAATGAAAATCTTGTCATCGGGCTGGAAGTAAACCTGGCGCGTCCCCAAGAAAGACACAAAGATCTCGTTGAGTTCTTCACGCTTAGTTATCGGGGGCGTTGGAGGCGGCAGTGGGACCACGGTACACCTCCCCCAGACTGAAAATGAGTCGGGGTCGCTCTTCGTCGACCTTCGTCACGTACCAGAGAACGCCCTTCCATTCGACGAATCTAATGGCATAGACATTCTCAGATGCGTAGTCGTCGGCCAACACACTGATACGGTTCGTCGTTAGGGTATTACGATGAACCTGGCCGTCCTCGTTAAAGGAACGGCCGGGGCGGAGGACGTCACCATAGAGCGAGCGCTCAGTGATGACGTCCTCCATAACACCCGGACGAACTTCTACAGTGTGGCCGAAGCCGACCCTACCATAGAATCGTGCCATTTTGAAGGATTACTCCTGGTCTCAGACCTTGAAGAACCAGTCGGCGTCCGTGCCGTGCGGGAACGAGTAGCCCGATGCCGGGCGAGCCTCGACCTCGGTGGACTCGGTGATCGCAGGCAGTGCACCAGCGGACTTCTCGACGTTGTCGACGAAGTACTTCACACCCGTGGTGTTCGGGATGGTGATGACCTTCGTGTCCGCGTTGTAAGCGGGCTGCGTCGGGGAAACGACGATACCGGCGTCCTTCTTGATGACGATCGCCGACTTCGGAACCGTGAGAGCACCCGAGACGCGAGTCTCGATCAGGTACTTGTACTGGTTGTAGTCGATGTCGAAGTCATCGTACATACCAATACGGCCGCCCGCGTCAGCACCGACCGTGTAGTCGGCGAGGTTGACGAGGATACCGACGACGTTCTCGTCCGTGTCCATCACGTCAACCGTGACAATACGACGCACGCGAAGAGCGGCAGCCAGTGCCTGCTCGGTCTCGAACAGACGACGGCCCACCTTGTCCTTCTGGAGGATCAGGTCGGTGAGGATGGCGTCCGTGGTGTACAGCGTCGGGTTACCCGTGCCACGGTAGTGGCGGCGCGAGTAGAGAACTGCCTCGACGATGTCGTTCGCCTCGGTGTCCGAAGCGAGCTCAACAACGTGAGCGTAGAACTCGTCGTCGTGTGCGACCGGGCGGATGTGGTCCTCGTCCACCTTGTCCTCGTCGTCGACCTCGCGGCCGTCACCGATGAGGATGGCGCGCGCGAGCTCCTCGTCCAGCATGAGACGCATCTCAGCCTTCAGCCACGCGATCACATTGAAGTCGGTGATGTCGATCGTGTCGTCACGGTCGAGCTTCTGCTTCTTGTAGATCGTGGTGGGCGTGGTCGTACGCTTCAGGAGCTTGATGACCTCGTCCTTCTTGAGGTTACCCTTGACGTAACCCTTCGCGCGGGCCTCGTCGAAGGTGAGGTCCGCGACGACGGTCTTGATACGCGAGAACGGCGTGGTGCGGACAGACGTCAGGACGTCGTTGACCCACTCGGTGCGACGCTTGAACGTCTGCGGCGTGCCATCAGGGTTCTTGGCGTCCGGGAAGAGGATATCGATGTTCTCGAATCCATAGTCAGCCGCGTGAGCGAGGGCATCCTTCAGCGAACCGTTGTGGTTGTTCTTCGCCGCGTCGATGAGCGTGGAGAACTGAGCGTGAGTCAGCGTGCCACCGATCTCAGCGCCGTTGTGAGCGACGTTGCCGTTCTGCTCGAAGAGGTTCTTGTGCATTGCGTTGAATCCTTCCTGGATCTGGTTGTCGAAGTGCGCAAGGAACTCTTCCTTGTCCTCTTCAGAAATACCGGACTGCTTGAGCTCTCCGGCGTCGGCTTCGGCGGCGTTAATCGCCTCGCCAATCATGAAATAAACGACAGACTTCTGCTCCTCCGAGAAGGAATTGAAGACGTCCTGGACCGTCTTATCGGCGTGCTCCAGGTTCTCGTCGTTGGTGGTAGCCATGTTGTCTCCTTCAGACAGTTCTTCGGCGTGAGCGAGAGCTTCGCCAATAAGGTGATGCACCACGATCTTCTGCGTTCCTGTCAGAGAGTCAAAGACGTCTGCCATGTGTGCGTCGGCGTGGGCGAGTTCATCCGCCTGGTCAGGCGAAAGAGCGGCATTGAGAAGGCTGTGAACAACGTCCTGCTGTTCATCAGTCAGAGAGTCAAGGACTTCCTGAACCGACGTGTCTTCGTCAGTAACCTCTTCATTGTTGGTCTCGACGACCTCCGCGACCTCGGAGTTAGGCTCCGGAGTCTCAGACTTGTCGGTATTATCGGTAGCGATGACTTCCTCCTCGGAAGAACCCGCTTCATCGCCATGCATGAGCTGGAATCCTTCGTTGTAGATGTATGCCTCGTCGTCGATCGTTTGGAACGAGTCGCCGTGAACAATGTTCACATTCTCGATGATGGCACCGGGATTGGCTCCGACAAGAACGAGAGAAACCTCACGAATGTTTCCGTGATAAACCTCGCGTCCGCCGTTGACACGACGCTCGTTGAGGTTGTTCGCGAAAATCGAGAGACACTCGACGTCCTTGTGCTTAACCATCTCCTTAGCCTGCAAGCCGGCCTCGGTGTTGTTGAAGTATCCATGACAGAACACACCGAAAGCACGATTCTCGAGGACTGCATGTCCCAGAACCATATTCGGGTCGTTGTGCTGATGCTGCCAGACGAGAGGAACCTTCTTCTGATCCATGTGCGCAAACGCACCAGACATAATGGTTCGACCGTCGGAGCACTTCTGGTCATTGACACTGGCCCAGCCGCTAAAGTCGGGCTTCTGGTCTCCCATTTTGAAGATCTCCTTTCCGTCTATTGATGATCTTCACACGCTTCAAGGTAGGCTCCCCACGGGAACTTCTCCGGCAGTCTGCGGACCCTCGATCGCCAGTTGTTCTGGCGGAACTTGGATCAACTGAGTGTCAGCTTGAGGCATGTTGGAGTTGATAAGCTGATCAGCCTTCGGATCATCGGTAACAGGCTTGTAACCAATGATTCCACGAACCTCATTCGACGAGAGAATCTCGTTACGAGTGAACTTATCCGCGATTTCAGCCAGCTGACTGATCGGAACGAGCTTGAACGGATCGCGCATGAAATCAACCGACTGGCCCTGAGTACGCGCCGTCTTGGTAATGAAGGTACGATTCAGAGCTTCGGTGATTGCACGCAAAACCGGTTCAATGGTTCGGTTGTAATAGTTCAGCATTGTTGCCTCATCTGCAGTTCCGTCGAAGACGGACTTAGTGAGGCCCAGCTGGTTGTAAAGCTGTTCGGTGAGAAATTCAATCTGCTTGAGCATGTTGTTCTCAGCAGGTCGGTTCAGCTGCGTGATCTTTTCAGCACCGTCGGTGTAGACGATGCCGTACTTGTTCCGTGACATCTGTTCTTCGATGTCACTCTGACGCATCTTGGCCTGCTCACGCCGCTCCTCAGTCTTAATGACGTAGGGGAGTTGCACGATGAGGTCGAGTTTTCCGGAAGCCGACACTTCGTCAACCTGATCGAGAAGGTGAAGCTTTCGAATCAGTCGCTGAAGAATCGAGTTCTGCTCGTTCATGACTGCGTAAAGAGGATTCTCTACGATGGCCACGATTCGCTTGGGAAGAACGAGTTCGTCATGACGACCCATCTTCTGGTTCCACAGCTTCACGCGAACGTGTTCTGGAAACCAACCCACGACCTCTCCCACTCGAAGAGAGCGGATGTCGTACCCACCGGTATAGCGAGGGCTGATTGTGGTGTCAACCGGAACAATCGCAATCACACCCTTATCGAACAGGCTCATAGCCATGTCCTGTCGGAATGCAGTTGCTGCTTGATCCAGATTCGCTTCGACGGTAAGACACTCATTCAGGCCGGAATTAACCTGTTCGAGATACCGACCGTTTTCGTCACGTCGAATATGACGAATGAAGACAGACGCGACATCAACCCCAAGACGGGTGTAGATTGCGGAAATGATCGAGCCTTCGCCGGAAATTCGAACTCGAGGACGATCAGGACGCAGTCCGTAGCTGGCACCAAAAGTGTCAGCATACTGCAGCTGATAATCGCTGTTGTTCGCTTCGTTCTCTACGAACGCGTTCCATGCATGAGATATGCGATCACGAAATCCCACAAGCTACCTCCTTTCTTAAGTGATGTCGCTCTTACTCCCACAGACCCTTAGTGGCGTTGAAGGAGAGCGCGACCGTTGAATATGAGGTCAGACCCTTACTTTCGGCGAAGAGCTTACGTGCTGCTTCTGCTCCGCGCTTTGTATTGATGCTATTGGCCAGGTTTGAAAGCCCCTGACTAGTAGCGCCAATTGCGATAGGGGTGGCAAGAATGGCTGCGCCAACGGCGAAACCACGAGCTGTACTGGATGCCCGCTCCTTAAAGCGAGCGGTCCCAATACGTTCGCCGTCTGCAATTCGCTTCTCGACGCGTCGCGTTCCACGAACACCAATATCATCGATGTCCAAATTACGCATTCGAGAAGTGTATCCGGCGTTTCGAGCAGCCTCGAAATTGGCTTTACGCTCCGCCTTTACGACTTCACGCTTTTCCCTACTTCGCTGAACTGCATCACGAACTCCGGCGTTCACCGAGGAAGTCGCCGAGGCGATACCGGAGGCAGCCTTTCGGACACCCCAACGCATGCCCTTCACGCCATAATGAGCGAGAAAATCGTCTGCGTTGTTGGTCATGAGTTAACCGTTGTTGGCTCGTGCGGCGCGCTCGGTCGTGACTGAGGAAACTCCCGTGGCAAGCGAAGCAAGACCAGTACCAAGACCCGCCACACTGAGAATGTTACTCGCAAGAGCTGCCCCGGCCTTAACCGATGGGTTGTTCGATCCCGCGGCAATACTCCTAAGGCCTGTACTGGCAAGGTTAGAAGCGAGAGATGTCGCAAACAACTTCCCCGCTGTGCTTCGCTGCTTGAGTGCCTTGGGGTCCGAGAATCGACCCTTGCCGTTACCGACCGCTCCCAGGAGAGCGGCTCGGGCATAGGAAGGGTTCTTCGGGCCCGCAGAAGGGTCAACGGCCTTGCGCTTCCCCCACTTCATTCCCTTCACACCAGCGTGCTCGAGGAATTCGTCGACCTTATCGGTCATGATTTCTCCTTATAGTTTAGAAGCAAGGAAACATTTACGTCGGTAGACATAAATCTCCTTACCCAAATGCGTCTTTATTGAGCTTATAGGCGACCCATGCGTCGAGCAGTGCCGACACGTTATCGATCTTCTGATCTTGTCGCTTCTTGAGAAGCTTGCGGTTACCGTTGGTGTCTTCCATCGTAATGGCGTTACCCATGGCAAACTGCATCAGGCCCTCATCGAAGATGAGCTCACCTTCTCCGGCAAGCTTCTTCAGTTCCCCCAGAGGAACAGACTCGGTGCGAGCACCTTGAATGACCTTCTCGATACCGAACGGACCATTCTCACTTTCCCAACGAGTAACGAACTCCTTGGCGTTATAAGGGTCATACCCAAACGCTTCGACAGTGTACTCATTAGCGATGATGAAACGATCGAGGTCGTCATAGACGGCCATCATGTCCAGGACGTTACCATCGAGCACCACAAGAGAGCCCTCTTCGAGGAATTCCTGGTACTTGATGCGCATCGAGGCCTGGAGCTTCTTCATCGTAAGCTCGGAGATATAAGATCGAGTCCGAACGCCAAACGTCCCGTTAGAAAGCGGGAAGAGGAAGGTGAAAGCACAGAAGTCATCACCCTGAGAGAGGTCCGCGCCCATGGCACAAGTCATCTTCCAGAATCGACCCTCTGCGTACGGGATCGGCTTGGTTTCATCGTAGGTGAAGAAGTAGGTATAACCCTCCATGGGAATGCCGAAGCGCTTCGCAAGGATGTCATTACGAGCGGCAGGAACTGCTTCCATTCGCTCAACTTCTTCGTGGTAAGTGTCGTAGGTAACCGTGTGTCCGAGGTTCGGCTGAGCCTTTGGCCACATAGCGGGGAAGGCAACTTCCTCCACAGAGTCAAGCTTGTACCACCAGATTGAAGTCTGAGGAGCCCAGTAATCGCCCTTAAGGATGTTCTGGAGTTCCATTTTGATGGTATCGCCGGAACCGTTACGAACGGTACCTTCAGAGGAGATGGCGACAATCCACCAGCCCTCTTCCTTAGCTGCACCCTGCTCGAGAGCACCGATAACGTCTTCTCGGACGTCACCAGAGAGCCACTCGTCCACGGTATTGTACTTGTTCCGATACCCCTGAAGCTTGTCGATTCGCATCGGCAGGATCTCAAGGATCGACGCAGTCAGGAAGTTCTCGATGCCCTTCTTAGTACTAACCAGCTTCTGTCGGAGTGCTCGGTTCCCAGTGGTGTTCTGGAGAGAGCCTTCTGTGAGGAACTGGAAGTACGGACCGCGTGCTCGGTTGATGGCAGTACGGAACGGCGAGAGAACCTCGTCGGCCTGCTTCATTGTCGGAGCTGTAGCGATCTGATGCGTGGTCGAAGTATCGACGGTGAGGAAGTAAGCCTGAAGTGCCGATGCGTACATCGACTTGGCGCCACCTCGAGCAACGATCAGATACTGCTTCTTCGTAAGTCGTTGTTTCACCATCTTGCGGACGTAGTGTCCGCCGTGGTTGTCAGGAGTCGGTTCGTAAACCGTCTTCTCCTTAAAGGTGAACCACGCGAGAAGGTCTTCCGCCCACAGCTTGAACGTGTCAAGCAGCTTCATGTCGGAACCATCGGTCAGCGTGAGTTCGTCCTCGCAGAACATGATGAACCCGTTGATTGCGAGATCATCGTAATAGTAGCGAGGGTCCTTGATGCGCTCATCAATACGAAGCATCTGCAAAGAAATCTGTTCGTTAACAGGAATTTCTCCACGCATGACCGCGTCGCGGAACATGCCGTAATACAACGGCACAGCCGTGTTTGACAGAGCCATCAAGGACCCTCCCTTCTATATAATCGTTACTTCTTTAGTTTCGGAATACTTCCGGCAAGCCCTGTAGCGAGAGTTTTCACAGTCGCCTTGGTTGCAGCGCTGTCAGCAAATCCGCTCTTACCGAAACCACCCTCAAGAGCAGTCTTCACAGCCCAGACGCCCGCGCCCGCAAGTACTGTACCAGCCACTTTCGTTCCCGCATTTGCCAAGAGTTTCTTGGTGGCAGTTCGACCCGGAGCAAGATCCTCGTCAAGAAGAGCCTTAAGCTTCTTCTCCTGCTCGAGACGCTTTACCAGCTGATCGAGATCCTTATCCTTGAGAGTCTGACGGCGACGCTTGGCATCTTTCCGCTTAGCTCGAACCTTGTCTTCACGGGAGGTCCGAGCCACTCGGCCGTTTACGACGCCCTTGCGGACTCCCCATTTCATACCTCGCACACCATAGTGTGCAAAGAAATCATCTACAGAATCGGACACGGACACCTCCTTTCAGTTTCTTAAAATTATGAAGAGACCCAGCTGACAACGCCGTCTACGCTCTGAAGAGTGTAGGTTCCCGAGGTTGGGGGTTTCGGAACGACGATGTCAGACTTCAGCGCCAGTTCCCCAGACTCGACGGGTAGAGTCAACTCTATGTCTTGCCCGCCAGGTAGATCCGTCGCGGTACGAATACTCGTTTTCGTTGGATTCGAATTCGTATAGACTTGAAATTCGATCTTGTCTTTGCTAAACAGTGACCGAATATTCTCTACATAACTGAGAATCTCTACTCCAGCGTTCTGGATCGTCGTTACGTCCTGATCCATTCCGCCGCCGAAATTAATAGGCATTCTGAAAGACGGATATAGTTCAGCAATGTCATTCAGCGTCGGAGTCAGAGAGGCATTCGCCCACTCTGAATCCCAAACGCCGTTTGTTGCCTGTCGAGCAAATAAACTCGTTCCTGTAAACGTCTCCGGGTTAGTTCCTATCAAATAGTATGTTTGAAGTTTGGTATCATCCAAAACGATACTACCAGTGACGAAGGAAAGAATTACTTCCAATCCCGGCACAAGAGGCTGATATAGTCTAGAAACATCAACGTTACCCACAGCAGGACCAGTAATATCGAGAAGCTCATCCTCAGTAACCACACCGTCGATAACCTTAGGCGCCGGTCCGGTGTTGCCCCCTTCGCCGCCAGTCCCATAAGCAACAAATGTTGATGGATTGACATCTACGAGATCTTCCCAATCGACACTAGTGATGTCCGGAATCTGAACAAAGCGAGGAAGATTGTTGGGTCCGGAAGGAATAATCTCAAGCTTATAGGCCTCGTTAGATTCTGTAGGCTTGAGATTCATATGGAACAAGCCGTCGTCATCCGGATGGAAAACCTTAGACAGGACAACCTTCACGATATCGTTAGGACTGTCTACTTGAAGAAGTCTCGCGACCACATTCCTTACAGCGGAGCTGCCGCCTTCAGATGATGGCTTCTTAAAGCTAGCTTCCACGACGGTCATTGTCTACCCTTCCAATTTCTTAAGAGGACCAGAGAAGCTCTGAGCCCAAATATACGGCTTCCGCCTCTTGAGCCCCCACATAGACCGACTCCCACTCCTGACCATGACCTGCATCAGGAGTGAAATCCATCGTTACGTTAAAACGCTCGACCTCAGTGGGTGCGCTATTGGTTGAGGAATAACCTTTGGCGGTGGCTGTAAGATACGTTCCGTCATCAACCAACTCGAGAACGGCATACTGCCTAGACGAATCGGTTTTGACAGGAGGCCACGATGCTTCAGCCGGGAGACCGTATGGGTTTGCTGTGGTATGAAACGGCGCAGCATTGACAGTAGGGAAACCACCAAATGCATTGTTTAGTCCCTGGTCCACTGCAATGGCATGACGATCACCATTAGCTCTGAGAATTCTCTGATCAACTCCTGAAGCCTGAAGATATGCAACAATCTCTTGTCGCTCCGCGTTGTATCGAGCCCATTCGTTGCCGGTTCCAGTGTTATTACTGGCAGCATGGAAGGGGCCGTCGCCAAGCCATACGACCGCTTGGTTCTCAGCCGCGGCAATATCGATCTGCTCCTTAAACCAAGCAAGTTGTGTAGCACCCAGCTTAGTTTTTCCAGGGACATCCGCAGCAGCTTTAGCACTAGCCAAAGTGAGTTCATCAGTAATGATGATACGCCAACGCTTCCAGACAATAACTCGACCTTGATTGTCCGCCATGGGTAATTCGCCATGGGCATAAATCTGTCGATGAGCACTCTGAACTGCGCCCGATGTAAAACCGATAAAGGTGCTATCGCTGTTTGCACCAGCACCATCTGCGTCAGAATATATGCACACCGAGGGCGTTTTAGCAAAGAGTGACTGCACAGGAGTTGATCGAAGCATCGGCTCTTTCAAAGCGCGAATCTCCGAAGCAACTCCGGGAGCTACTGGCCCCGCAGGGGTGTTGGAGGTCCAGAAATATCCGAGATCTCCACCACCGAAGACAAGATCGGGATCCTGAGCTACGGCATTGGCGAAAAATCCACTGGTGTAGACGTCGTAGCAAGAGCCCAAAAGAATCCTCAGCGTATCTCCTGACGGAAGCGTTCGAGTCGTCTCTGTTCGACGAACCGTATCATCAACAATGACTTGATACTCTACGCTCTGTCCAAGACCGATAGCACTAGATGCTTTCCAGTAACCATCAGCGTCCAAAGCAGCGGGAACAACGTCTCCATCAAAGGACACCTGTACTTCAGCTGCACCAATGGCTTTTCCGGAAAGAATAAGCTCATCACCAGTTTGATTCACCGTGACATTGCTCACAAAATCCAGCGTTCCTGGAATCGGAGCGGCATCCAATCGACCGCCATCTGTCATCCAGACGTCATACACGATCATGTCTGTGCTGTCGGCCGTATCGGGAAGCATAAAGATGTTGGTTGGTAGCGCCGACATAGTTACGGGACCCCACGTATACGTAGGTGTACCCGAAGTATCTACACTATCCCAGACGTACACAGTTACCGAAGTACCGTTCCAGTAAACCTCAACACTCCACTGCTCATTGGCAAGCATGGGGTTTCCGAGAGCCTGCATCGGCGGGTTGCCGTAGTTGAAGGCATTTCGGGCGGCCATTTCTCGAGTACCGGAAGCGTTACGCAACCCATTATCCCAAAGAATTGTGCTGCCGTTTCTAAACCCCATCAATTCTGCATATGTAGTTGTAGCTCCAACTACTGCAAGAAATTTAACCTTATACCCGATTCGTCCTTCAGCTTCGTGACCGGCTAGGGACTTAGCGACGTTGGCATATCCCGTTGTTCGAGGACGCATGCCAATAACCCCCGGGGAAACTTCTGCGGCCGTGATATACCCCGCTGGAGCATAACCCATATCGAAGAAGTTTGCGGTGTTAGCCGCGGTGATGCTGGCCCCCGGAGCTATACTGGATAGATCAAGTTCTGCCCATGGTTCGGCCATTAGTCACCTGCCTTAAGGAATAGGAGTCGGCTTAACTACATAGACGACATCGTCGTCTTTTACAGGAATTGCATCGAACTCAGCTCGAGTTCCCTGCCAAAGGCCCTTCACGCCGTTGAGAGCAGAGACTCGGCTCTTAAGTTGCACAGCAATTTCCGCAAACACATCGTCAAGCTCCTCTCGAACACTCATGCGAGCGCCGCCAGGAATACGTCACGATAGGAGTGCGCCGGATCTCCAAACTGCACGAGCGAAACAGAACCGATGTTGGCGTTGGCCTGAACTTTCTCACCAGCTGTGAGAGTCTGCGCGGCATCGAACCGAACACGGTTACCAAGAGCGGTTGTCAGAGCGGCGATGGCGTTGTCATCGGCCGTGTCGGAAGACGTCAGAAGATCTGCGATCTCCTTAAGCGTATCAACGGTCGGGCCTGCGCCGCCAAGGATCTCTGTCTTCAGTGCTGCGCGAGCATCAGCGATCTGAGAATCCGTCTTAGTCGAAGAATATACGGTTGTGGTACGGGCCGTCGTGTCGTCGATCTGTGCGCCGGCGCCCGCCGTCTTAGCATTGACCTCGTTGATCGCGGCCACGAGGTTTGTCTTGTCAGTGGTAGACAGTGACGCAAGAAGACCCATGATAGTGCGATCGTTCTTGAACTGTGTACCGATCTCGACCATAACGAGGTCGAGTTCCTCCTGAGTAGATGCCATTATGCCATTCCATTCTGTAGCATGGTGACAAACCGACCTGCTGCCAGATTGTCATAGACAGGGTGAGGAGTGGGATCTGCAATATGAGCTGCCAAAAGCGGCTCTTCGCCGGATCCACCGTGCTCCTCAAAGTACTCTTCCACCCCCGCTGCGATCTCTTCCTGAGTCGGCTTGAGGGAAAAGAGGGGAATACGGGTAGCCATTATCGCTTCCTCCACACATTTCCGCTGGGCACATAAATACCCAAGTCTCCAGACTCTGCTTCGTGAGGCCACACATCTTCAGCCTCGAGTTGCCACATGAAGGCGCCACCGGTGTAGATGGATCCGTCCTGGGCAAGAAGTGGCTTGTCGGCAGCGACGTTGATCAGCCACTCAGCTTTGTCGATCTGTTCCTTCTTAGCGGTCAAATCGAACGATGTCGTGGGCGGATCAAAAAGCATGCGTACCGAGAGATACATGTAACTCTTGACCTGATTAAGCAGCTTGTTACCGCCGAGATAATCAGACCAGACCTTAGTGCTATCCTCAATCTCAAAGCCATCCTTAGGACCGACGCCGAGTTGAGCAAGTCGCGCGAAAGTAGAGTTGATGTGAATGATGATGTCGGGGTCAAACCGCGTATAATCGTATTCGAGACCAAGGAGTTTCTTGGTCGTGTCCAAAATGCTGTTCGGAACTGCGGGCATCATCTCTCCTTTCGAAAATTAAGTGTGAACGGTCAGGCTTAGCGAATCCTGTGGCCTGACCGTCCACGTTCCCAAGGTAGCGGGACCTTTACCAGAGCTTTGTATCGCCTGGAGTACGTTCGGTCCACTGCTCTCGGAGGAGTACTCGGGATCCGAAGTGAATAGCGTTATGGGTCTCGTGCGAGACGAGAACCAAGTTGTCAAGATCGAGAATAAGAGGGTTGAACTCTTCGAAGTCTTTCGGCGTCATCGGAATGATGTGATGCACGATAGGTTTGTCGAAGATCGGATACCCTTCAAGGCCCAGATCCATACCGTTCTCACGAGATATGACATCCCGTCGAACCGACTTCCATTCAGATGACTGATAGAATCGCTGGTTCAAATAACGGTCGTGTGCGAAGGTATCATGTCCGACTCCACCACCTAGGACAAGGTAATCGAATCGCTCTTCGAAGGTATTGAGCTGACGCATACCAGAATAAGTCCTGTTACGCATAGTACTCCTCGCCCTCAGGGGGAAGCTCTTCTCCAGAATAACCCTTGAAGGCACGAACCGCGCGCTCAAGAAGCTCTTCCATACGATCGCCCTTACCCATCTGCTCTTGGCGAGCATCAAGAAGTCTGTTCTCCTTACGGAGCTTTTCTTCCTCAAGACGTTCACGTGTAGCGCCACGCTTGAGGAAATAGGTGGTCTCTTGTGATGTCGCAGTACCATCCAGGAGTCGTTTCTCGACCAGATCATAAGCTAGCGCAGTCAGCTGCTGCTCACGTTCCTCTGGAGTGGTTGCCGGAGGACCGGTGGGCGCATTACTCTGCGTGCTTACATCGGTGGCCTTCCGGCGCGGTGGCATCTAGAGATCACCTCCTTCTACTAATAAGTTTCGTTTCTGAGTCTCTCAAAGATAGCAGAACTATCCAGAGCTTCAGCTCCCTTAATAATCATGGCGTGAGCGCCATTTACGAACATCAAAGGTGCTTTTGCGGCGTAAGAACCACGGCGCTGATCCATCACATCTTGAATACCGTCGTAACCCTTAGACGCAACATACTCAAGGAAAGCACTCTTCTTTGGATCCGAAATTTGTCGGGTTCGATTGTTAGCGATCATTCGAGCAGTAACGTTAGATCTGACAGTCTTGCGTACACCATTGATGGTAACGGTGGATTTTGTCTTAGGGACGATTCCGTTAAGGGCTTCATACTCTTTGAAGAGTTTTCTCGCCGTTGCCTTACTAGGAATCTTGATGTCCTTGACGGCTTTCAACTCCGTAGCATATACATCGTTGCTCTTACGTCCTACACTACGAAGAAGTTCCATTGAAAACTTGTCCCTATAGAGGGCATTATCCTTGGGCTTAAACGTAGCAAAGGTGATGCGATCCAGGTCGAAATCAGTACCGTGCTGATTAACGTTCTGAAGAGAGGATCCCTTAGGAAGATTAATGGGTGCGAACTCGGTATGAAGTTTCTTACCGATAACGATGCTCGCGGCTGCAGCTACAGCTATTCCGCCGGCTATCAACAGAGTCTTCTCGGTCCGAATGCGGGCATCCGCTTTAGTCTTAGCTTCCACGTCAGACATCTTAGTGCGATACGCAGCTTCAAGACGCTCTCGTCGGGATGCTCGAGGGGTTTTCTCTCGAGTGACGCCCCAGCGCATTCCCTTCACGCCATAGTGTGCAAGAAATGTATCGACGTCGGTCAAGAGATCACCTCCTTAAAAGTATCGATTCAAGCATTACTTAGAGCAATACTTTGAGTAAGTCATGAAAGCAAATTTTGAAGGATCTGTTTGGGGACTCCCACAAGGGACGCCAGACTTCTAACACGCGCCATAGCGCGAGCTCTTGAAAGGAGAGACCGGGAGAGGGGCTGATGAAACCCACGACGGTCTACTTGCGAAGACTGGCGACCCATGAAGGAGTCCCCAAACAGATTACTCGTCCGGATCCTTCTCCGGAACCCAACTAGCGCCGTCAGGTTCATCGGAGTCTGAATGAGGTCGGACCAACTGTCGCATCCATGCAGGCCTTTCAGGAGGCCCTGGTGGATACGGAATAAGCGCTTCTAGAAGAAGCACATGTGTGATTGCCTCGTGTCTCTCGTCTTCCAACGATCGGACTCTACGGCTTAGTTTATTAGCCTTTTCCTCCGCAGCTTCTGCTTTGGCGTTTGCCTCGCTCGCTTTGATTTCAGCGGCGTTAGCTTTTGCCTCTGCGGTTTCTGCTCTCCCCGAAACGGCCGCAAGGGACCTTTCGAACCCCTCGATGATCGCTTGGAATTGATGCGTCTCGGCTTCCGTTTCCGAAATCGCGACGCTTTTCTCGGTGGTCTTCTGTTGTCCTTTATCACGAAGACGCTGGACAATGCCTGTGGAGACGACACCGAGAAACACAAAGAATGGGGCAGCCAGAACTAGGAAGAGGATCAAAAGGGGAAAATCCCTAAAGAACTCGATTAGTTCCGGTGACATTACCCATCACCTCCTTGATCGCTTTGATTCGCTTACTAAGGAGATGCACTCTCAGTATAGGGAAAATAAGGAACGAAAAAGCCATAACTGCCTGAGCACCCGTCTTGAGAAGATCTCCATCTACGGATCGAAGAATCAATAGGATAGGATAAATCCCAACGAATGAGACGAGAATATATACAACCCCTCGCTCAAGCGTCTTCTTTGTAATCTGCCTCATCCATTTGGTTTCGAAGAACACAAGCGCCGCTAGAATTGCTGCCGTAATCGACAAACATCCAATGACGCCCGACCAAGCAGTCTGATACCAATCGGGAGTGAACTGGGTAATCGTAGGAAGTCCCAGAATAAGTGACGCGACTCCCCACAAGCCATATACGAACCACAATGTGATATACGCAACATCCAACCAGCGATCCACGATAAGCGGATCGGAAGGCTTGATTTGCAACCTCATGAGGTTCTTCTTACGTTCTTGTGGGGAATCGTTGTTGTCACTCGGCGAGCTCATTCAGCTCACCCGCCAGATCAGTGAACTCCGTCGCAAGGCCCTTAAGGTAGGACTTCTTCACGGAGACCATCTCCTCGACTGGGGGTTCTGGATCTACAGGAGGCGTAACCACCGGAGCAAGACCCGTTGCGGGATCGAGCGCACCAGTACGGAAAGCCTCGGCGTAGTACCGTACCTTTGCCTTATCCAGCTGCGAACAACTCGTCGCGTTGAATTCCTTGTGATGGCGAATCGGCTCGCCCTGAAGTCCCGGGTTGAGCTTCTCCACAAGATAGTGAAGATAACCCATGGTCCGATAACCCAGCTCGTTGTTAGAGAGTTCCGTAATCATCGGATCGTTCTCACTCTTCCAGGCAAATGGATTGCGCTGGCCAGTCGTGAGTGCGATCTTGTTGAGAGGGACCATGAGAGTTACGCGTCCCGCCGAAACAACGAAGTTCACCGAGAGGTTGTTCGTGTTTCGAATGTAGGAAACATTGTTATCATGAGAGCCGCCCTTGCCGGGCTCGCCCCACCAGTGGACATGAGACTCAACGGGATTGTACGGCTTGCCGTAATACTCAGCGAACTTCTTGTTGTGATCAACCGCCTGGCCGTCCGAATCCAGAACCGTCTCGAAGCGGATCCACGAAGGGAAGTCCGCAGCGGTAGGCGAAGTAAGATTGGGCGTAGCAGCTGCTTCATCAGCAGGAACATTCGGCGTAGTCGGATTGGTCGGATCGGGGTCTGCAGGAGTCGGAGGCGCCGGAGTAACCGGAGCGGTCCACGCTGCTTCCCACGTCTTCGTACCGATAAGGCCGTCTGGGTTAAGACCCTTCTCCTTCTGGAAGGCGACCACAACTTCTGCGGTGTTACCCTGAGGAGTTGTCGCACCCTTCGGACCATACAGTCCATCGACCGTGATTGGCCAGCCGCGATCCTTCATACGCTGCTGGAACATCTTCAGTTCCGCGTTGTACGAATGCCATCCAGAAATACTGTTGTCGCCGCCACCCTCAGGTCCGAACCATTTACCCGCGGGAAGCGGGAATGGAGGAACGGTTGGCTGCGCAACGAGCGACGCGGCGAACTTCTCGTGAGAGGCTTGCGTACCAGGGCCCCACTGACCATCGATGTCGCCGGTGTAACCCCACGCACGAAGGAAAGTTTGATAGCCCTTGATCGCAGCTTCCGTCTTCGGACCCCAGACGCCATCGGCTCCGGTGTTACCGAGATCGTAGCCTCGAGAAATAAGCCAAGCTTGCTGAGCCTTGAGAGCTTCGTCAACGGGATTGTTAACTGCGGCGTAGTACTTAGCGTGAGCCGCCTGAGTACCGTCTCCCCAGATACCGTCGATGTCGCCAGTGTAGCCGTAAGCTCGAAGGAAGGTCTGATACTTCTGAACTGCCGCTGCATACCTAGGCCCTGCGATACCGTCAGCACCTGTAGGACCAAGATCGTAGCCACGAGAGATGAGCCAGTTCTGCTGAGCCTGGACCGACGCGCTCGGAGTTGCTCCGCCACCGTTGCCGCCACCGACGTAGTCGAAGTGGACAGGGTCGCTGTCGGGGAACGAGTGCTTGAATCCGTAGTTCCCACAAATCTGAGCGAAGCGTCGCCAGTCCGCAAGGTCGACAGCAACGCCCCCGTTACGAACGTGGTTGGATGCAGTCGCCGGCATAGCAGGACGATAAAGATAGGGAGGACGATTGGCTGCGCCTCCTCGGTTCCATCGATCGATGAGACCCTGCTGTTCAGCTACCGTTCGGCCTGCGGAGTTGACAATAAAGATTCCGTGATCGGCTTCGGCCCTGTCGAATGCAGCAGCCGCGTCATCTCGCAGCCAGAAGTTGCGGTGATTGCGTAGAGTTGCCATGGGTTCAACCTCCCTTCAGAGTAGTTGTCTCCTAGTTTCGTGCAACTCTTTGAAAGTTACAGAGTAGTTTGTGGGACCAGTAGGATTCGAACCTACGTGTGGTATACCTGATTTACAGTCAGGCGCAGTCGCCGCTGTGCCATAGTCCCTAGTGACTTGCTTGAAGCAAGTCATGAATGCAAAAGGATAGGACGAGAACCCCACAACCTCTAGGGCTATAGGGTAAAAGTACCCCCAAAAATGTCCCCCGGAGCATTTTTTAGGA